CCGCCACCTTATTGCCCCAAAAAATCCTTTTTGTTGTTATCTAAATTTTATCATCATTCGGGTTCATCTTTGGAGCTCGGGATAATTCTCCGGCTACTTCAAGGCTTAGCTTTTTCAGCCTTGCAATCTATTAAGTTTTTAAATAACCAACTACGTAAATAATACCCTAATAATAATAGTATTACAACAACTATTTCCTGATTTTTCCAATATTTTTTTGGAATCTGTAATATTAGCTTAAAACTACAGTTTTTTAGTGAAAAAATTTCACAAAATACGTATAGTTTTTTGAATTAAATAAAGTAAAAGAAGAGGATTGTAATGTTTTGTTTGATTTTTAAAGACTATAAACTATTATATACATTGAAAGGAATTCCTAATGGCTAAAACATTATGGCAAGATAAATTTATTATAGAAGTTTACGATTTGGCTCGCAGCGGTATGAGTGGTAATAAAATAGCACAAGTATTAGGCGTAGCCGTACCTACTTTTAATAAGTGGGTAAAAAATAAAAAACCATTCCGCTTAGCATTTCAAACAGGACGTAAAAAATACAAAAAAGCCAACGGCAAAACTCCTAATTTTAGGGATTACATTTTTGAGAGATTGCCTTACGATTTACGCAAGGTTTGGCATCGCATAAATAAATTAGATAAAGCTAAAAGCGGGATGGAAAAAATAGAAGCTATCTTAGCTCAAAGAGGTAAAAGTGTCCGTCAACATTTGTTTGTTTATGCTTGGGTGGCCGGTAATTTTTCTATAAGTCAAGCTATGCGTAAAGTCAACATAAGCCGCAGTACATTTGATAAATGGAAAAAAGAAGATTCAGGATTTGCCCAGTTAATAGAGGAAATTAATTGGCACAAAAAAAACTTCTTCGAAGACCATTTATGCTCCCTTGTAGCTGGCGGAGACACTTCCGCTATTATTTTTGCTAACAGGACTTATAACCGGGATCGGGGCTATAACGAAAAAGTGGACGTGGATATGAATTTAAGTGGAGAACTCGACCATGCAGTATTAAGCGTGGATGTATTAAAATTACCTTTACAGACAAGAAAGGAAATACTAAAATCATTACGCAAGAACAAACCAACTTAGCTGATATCAAGTTTGATGAGTATGATGTTATGGCAAGCATCGTACGGGAGAGCTTTTATGAATTTGTAAAAGAATTTTGGGATACCATCATACCGGAAAAGTTTATAGACAACTGGCATATAAAACTTTTATGTGATGAGTTACAGTATGTGGCGGAAAGGGTTTTTTTGGGGGTACCTAAGGAATATGACCTTATTATAAATATTAGTCCCGGTAGCACTAAAAGCACTATATGTTCTATAATGTTCCCAGCGTGGGTATGGGCCAGAATGCCTACAGCAAGAATAATAGGGGGAAGTTATGCTCATAACTTGTCAATGGATTTATCTCGCCATCAACGTGATATAATTAAAAGCGACAAATACAGAAAGGCTTTCCCAAGTATTAGATTAAGAGCGGACCAGGATACTAAAAGTTATTTTATGAATACTTTAGGTGGTAGCCGGTATGCAGTAGGAGTAGGTGGTAGTGTTACTGGTATGCACGGACATTTTTTAGTTATAGATGACCCTATCGACCCCAATAAAGCTATTAGTGAAGCGGAATTGGCTAATGCTAACCGGTGGATGGCGGAGACGTTGCCTACTCGTAAGGTAGAAAAAACTATTACCCCAACCATATTAATAATGCAACGTCTCCACCAAAATGATTGTACTAATAATATGATAGAGCAAATTCAAATGGCACAAAGAATGGATGGAGGCCCTTTGAAATTGAAGCATATATGCCTGCCTGCTGAATTGACAGATAAGGTCAAACCTAAACACTTGGCTTCTTATTATAAAGATGGTTTGATGGACCCCGTGCGATTACCTCGGACGGTATTAAATGAAAATAAAGCGGTGGCGGGAGAATATGGTTATGCAGGACAGTTTTTGCAATGGCCGGTACCTCTTGGTGGGGGGATGTTTAAAACTGATAGAATTAAAATAGTAGAACAACGTCCAATTAAAATTAAAAAACGAATACGGTTTTGGGACAAAGCCGGTACGGAAGGGGGCAAAGGAGCTTTTACTGTAGGGGTATTAATGAGTGAGGGAAGGGAAGGGGGTTTTTATGTAGAAGATGTGATAAGGGACAGATGGGATTCCTCCGCTCGTGAAGCCAAAATAAAACAAGTAGCCATAATGGACGGTTATGGGGTATTAATAGGGATAGAGCAGGAACCGGGAAGCGGTGGAAAAGAATCCGCTGAAAATACCGTTAAGAATTTGGCTGGATGGCGGGTTAAAATAGATAAGCCTTCTGGTAGTGGTAGTAGTAAGGAATTGAGGGCGGACCCGTTCAGCGTGCAAGTAAACAATGGCAATGTATATATGGTAAGGGGGGATTGGAATGCAGAGTATATAAGTGAATTAAGTTTTTTCCCTTATTCCACGTATAAGGACCAAGTGGATGCGTCCTCTGGAGCCTTTAATCAGTTATCACAAAGAAGAAGAAGGGTGGGAGGTTTATTCCCAAAGGAAGGAAAGTAATATGGAAGATAAGTTTCCTTGTGAAGATTGTCCCGTTAAGCAAGCGTGTCCTGATGGTTGCTTATGTGATGAAGCAAGGGAATGGTCGAAGCGGAATAATATAACGATAGTAGATAGTTGCTCGAATTGTTCTGAGGAAGAAGGTTGACATGAGTAGAAGAATAAAGGTAGTATATATTGAAACATTCGACGGTAAAAAATATATCCTTAGTTTAGATAGGGATTACGAGAAGGTTTTATTGACCTTATTTAAAAACCTTTTTGAGAATGCTAAATTGGGTTCTGTAGCTTGTATATCTCTTCGTTATATGGATGAGGAAAAATATGAGAAACTTAATCCCTCATCGGATTTTTTAGTAAGTAAGAAAGGAAAGAATAATGGCAAAGGAAATGACGAACAGGGCCGCAACAACCAAAGCTAAATATCAAGCCTTGGTAAATGCTAATACAGAAGTAAAAATTAATCAACTAAAACGTAAAGCCGCCGTTGAATTATTGGCAACCAATGCCACATTGATGAGGAGCGAATTATTAAAAAAACTACTCAATCCAGGTAAAGATATTAATTTGGAATGTGGTTACCCGGATACTATTACTATTACTGATTACAAAGGTATGTATAAGAGGTCTGGCGTAGCTAAAAGAGTCGTAAGAATACTGCCGGAGGAGACTTGGGCTTTGCCCCCCGTTATTTATGAAACGGAAGAATCTAATGAAACAGAATTTGAAAAAGAATGGAAAACTCTTCAGGAAACCAAACGTATCCTTCATTATTTGCAAAGGATTGACGTATTAAGTGGTATCGGGGAATTTGGTGTATTGTTGTTAGGTATTGACGACGGTAAAGAATTGAATGAATCAATAGAAGGAATAAACGAAACTACGGGAGAACAGGTAGGTAAGAGCAAACATAAACTTATCTATTTGAAACCTTTTGACCAAAGTGTAGTTAAAGTTAAAACCAAAGAAACAGACGTAGCTTCTCCCAGGTATGGATTCCCCAAAACCTATGATATTGAATTTGAAGGTTTACTCACTACCAGTGCCAGACAAACTAAAGTGGTACATTGGACAAGAGTGATTCATATAGCAGATAATAGGGAGATGAGTGAAGTATTTGGCACCCCAAGGATGGAATTGATTTATAACCGGTTGCTTGACATTAGAAAAATATTAGGCGGCAGCGGGGAAATGTTTTGGAAGGGGGGTTTTCCTGGATTGAGTTTTGAGACACAACCGGAACCGGGAGATGAGGCTTTGGATTTGGATAGTTTAAAAGACCAGATGGAAAAGTATATGGCAGGAATGCAAAGGTATCTTGCTACGACAGGCATGACAGTTAAAAGTTTAGGGCCACAAGTGGCCAGCCCTAAAGACCATGTGGAAACTAATATGAGGAATATAGCCATTAGTTTAGGTATTCCTTATCGCATCTTTTTAGGTACTGAAGAGGCTAAATTGGCTTCTGCTCAAGATATAACCACATGGAATAAGAGGTTAGGTCAACGTCAAGAGAATTATGTTACTCCTTTTATTATCAGGCCCTTTATAGATAGATTAATAATTCTGGGTATATTACCGGAACCTAAAGAATATACCGTTGATTGGCCTGATTTAAATGCTCCAACGGATGAGGATAAGGCTAATGTGGCTAAAATTTTAACGGAAGCCATAGTCAAATATGTTACTGGTGGAGCAGATAGTTTGATTTCCCCGAGGGAATATCTTACTATGGTACTTGGGTTTACTCAGGATGAAGCAGAAGCTATTGAGAAAGCTGCTTTGGCTTATATCAAAAAACATGAAGGAGAAGAAGAGGAAGAACCTGAGGAGCCAGAAGAACCAGAAGAAGAAATTGTAGAGGAATAACTTTAATAAGGAATTTGGTTATCCAATTATTACATTTTTAGAAAGGAAGTTTATTATGGCTTATGGTAAGAAAGATGGAAGTGGAAAAGGTAAAGGACAATCAGGTGGTGACAGACGTAATAAAAATACAGGAGCCGGAACGAAAAGTGGTCCGGGTTTTGGCAAAGGCGGTGGAAGGGGTAAAGGTACTGGTCGGAAGAGTTAATGCCTAACCAATTAAGAATAGACCCAACCCGTACTACTCTGCTCCGCAGGCAGTTTGTAGCGGATATGACTCGGCGTTTTAAGAAATTAAGTCGAGCTATTCAAACACTCATTGTAGATGATGATGCTTTGGGTTTGGGGGACCCCACTCCACTTCTTATTTTACAAGAAAGGCAAATATGGCGTTTTAAAACCAATGCTCAAAAAGTAGCAGCTTACCGCAAATGGCTCAAACAACAAGTAGATGCTGGTATATTGACTCCGGTAGGGGGTATAAGTGGCAAACCTTGGACTGCTCCTTATATTGAATCTGCTTACAAGAAAGCGGTATTAAGAGCCTATACAGATTTGAGGGCGACAGAATTAGCTGCTCATCCGACTCTTTTTGAAGGGGGGCAAGCCGAATTTTTAAGGACAGCCTTCAGTAGTCCTGAGGCCACACGGAAAATAGAATTATTATATACCAGGTCCTTCAACGAATTGGAAGGCGTTACTGCTGCTATGGACCAGCAGATGTCAAGAATATTAGCGGAAGGTTTAGTACAAGGAAGGGGGGCAAGAGTAATTGCCCGTAATTTACGGATAAATGTTACCAAGATGACTAAAACCAGAGCTAATGTAATAGCCAGAACGGAAATTATCCGTTCTCATGCTGAAGGCCAGTTAGATGCTTACGAACGATTGGGGGTTGAAGAATTACAGATTATGGCCGAATGGTCCACGGCAGGTGATGAAAGAGTTTGTATTGAGTGTGGGGAATTAGAGGGAGTGGTAATGACAGTGAAGGAAGCCAGAGGCCTAATTCCACGGCATCCTAATTGTAGGTGTACTTGGATACCTGCAAGCAAAGCGAGAAAAGAAGCGGGACAACTTTGGGGGGTTGATAAGGACAGAGCTATAGAGAAATCCATACAAGCGGAAGGGCCTAAAAAGGTAAAACGTACTGCTACGGAAATTAGAAAACGTAGTGTGTGGGCTGGGAAGGGATTGGTTAAAGTTAAAAAAATTCCAAAGAGGGTTATATCAAAACCAAAGTCTGTACCAAAATTGAAAAAAGATTTAGTTCCTTTAACGAAAAGTGAAAAATTTGCTATTGAAGATTATACTTCTGATAAATTTTTAGGGTTAAATAAAAAGTTAAGGCAAGGGTTATCTTTGGAACCTGCTGATAAGACTTTGCTAAAAAAATTGAGTAGCGGTTTGGAAAAACTTCCTTCATATGAAAAAGATGTATTTAGAAAAGTATCCTTTAATACTGAAAGTGATTTGAAGAAGTTTCTTAAAGCACATAGAAAGAATAGTATAGTAAAATATAAAACCCCAATAAGTTCTTCTACAGATAATAGGAGGTTTCTGTTTTCTGGCAAAGGTGATGTTAATATTACAATAAAGAAAAGTATTTCTGGAAAGGATATATCTTCTTTTTCTAAGAACCCTGTAGAGAAAGAGGTATTATTTGATAGAAACAAATCTTTTAAGATTTTATCTGTTAAAAAGAACAATTTGAATGCTTATGAATTGGTTTTAGAAGAAATAATTTGAATTTTTATTTAAGATTTTTACTCTTTTTGACGATAATATATATGGTGTTACGGTATTGGTGGTGAGGGAGTTTTAAGATTGCTCCTTTTACTCCCTCACCACTCTTTTGAAAAGTAAATAGGGGCATGATTATTCTCCGACTTGGTGGGTGGTAGATTTAATCGTCTTGGTTGCCACCCACCAATATTTAAAAAGTGAATAATGAGGGATAGTATTCATCACCCTCCTCCTTATGCTGGGTTGGTTTTAGGGAATGTCAAAGCCAACCCAGCTATTTTAAAAGTTTAGAAGTCTCCTTTTAAAGTTTTGGGTCTCCATGGGACCGGCGGCGGCGTGTGGGAAACGCTATGTCGGGTGGGTGAAGCAAGCAATAGCCCAAGTTTTCGGAACTACCAAAACCGAGGGGCTTGCAAGCAGGTTAGAATCCTGCCCGCCGGTCTTTATTAAAAGTAAATTATTTTTGAAAGGAAATAATATGAAACCTATAGTAGTTTGTTTGTGTGGTTCTACACGTTTCAAAGATGAATTCGTAAAAGCTAATTTACGAGAGACCTTAGCGGGAAAAATTGTTCTTACAATTGGTTGTGATTTGAGGGACCATACTCATTTCGGACATCTTACGGCCTCTGAGCGTATTAATATGAAAAAAGAATTAGACGAGCTTCACTTAAGGTAATGAAATCCAATATGCAAAAAAGAATAACAAACGGATTAGATATTTGATGAACGGGCAAGTTTGACGTTGCCTGCTAAGGAAGATGAAAAATGAGCGCTGAAGATTTTATAAATGACTTGAAATGGGCCTTTGCGGAATGTCGAGGCTCGACCGCTTATTCAATGGACAGAAACAGGCCTTATGATGGCCAACCACATACTGGTAGTGGTAAGCGAGGCAAAACCATAGTAGCCGGCTTAACTATGCGAGATGTAGCGGATTGTATAGTTATTGGTTTTTTAGAAGCGGCTGGAATAGAAAGAAAATATCCGATTTGGGATGATGTTTATAAAATCGAACTTGATGATATAGACCCAATTGCTGTCGTGCAAAACGCCATGTGTAATATCGAAAAGATGATGGACATTTACCCGAACATACCAAAATTAGAATCTGATTAAGGCTAACCAATGACATTACCTGTTAATGGAGATAAAAAATGAGCAATTTTGACCCAAAAATTTTAGTAGAGCATATTGACAATTTTGGAAAGAACCTTAGCGCATGGGAAATTAAATTTATATCCGATTTGATAGACAATCCGCCGGAAACGTATTCGCCAAAACAAATTGAGATTATTAACCGAATTTATGATGAAAAATGTTAAGGATACTAAAAAAGGAGCTAAAGTGAAACATACAAAAGGCGAAATGGTATACGAGGGCGGCTATTTTATAAAATGACTGAATACTAAGAACATACAAAATAAAGGTAAAAAGTAAAATGTCCTCAGTTAAAACACCTTATAATAAAATTCATCAAGTTCGCCGGGACCCACGTGGTTCAAAAGCCCATACATCGAGGATGGAAGCTATGATATTAAATAAATATGCTTTACGCAGACAAGCTATTAAAAAAGCGGGATTGAGTGAAGACAATCCTAATCATACAGTGAAAATAATTAATTTACTCAAGCGGAAAGGATTAGATTAATGTTGACGCCAAGTGATGTATGTGAAGTGAAAAGGTGTAAAAGAGATTCTACTATTATTTACTCAGCCAGTAAAAGTGGTCGTCAAAGAGGGGTATGCAGTAAACATTGGAATATGCATTGTCAACATCTAATCAATTTGAAAAGCAAGCAAACTTATAAAAAAAGTAAGTAGGCTTCTTAAAAAACTTCATTAAAATCAATTTCTTTTTACATGCCTTTTTAGGTATATCCTTTTTTTCATAAGTTCAGGCTAATAATTGCCTTCGTACTAATTATACGTATATGTTCTTTTATAATCTTATGATAGATATCTTTTCACCATCAAAAAAACAACTTGATTTACCGTGGGTTATGTACATATTATAATTACAGAATGTTTTGAAAAACAATTGAGGGGAAGATGACAAAATGCCGGTTCATACTGGAAAAGATAGTAAAGGTTGTTTTGCTCAATGGGGTAGTCAAAAAAAGTATTATTATACTTGCGGCAATACAACGGCTCGCAAAGCAGCTAAAGCCAAGGCTGCCAAGCAGGGGGCTGCTGCCCGTGCCGCTGGTTTTCGGGAGAATGAAATGATATTTCAAAAAGTAGTTACCAATTTTACAGGGAACGTCAGAAATGATACTATGGAAGGTCGTGATTTTTTAGTGGCTCCTATGATTATGATGGTTGAGGGGGTTCACGAAGGTAGCGAAGGGCCTCTTTACTACCCTGCCACAGAACTTCAGAAAACTCCGGCTATATGGAATCATAAACCCGTTGTTGTTTATCATCCTCAGGAAAGGGGGCAAGGGGTAAGTGCTTGCGACCCTGATATCCTAACCAACCGCAAGGTAGGTGTTATAATGAATACTACTTTTGAAGATGGTAAATTGAAGGCAGAAGCTTGGTTGGAAGTTGACCGTATGAATAAAGTGGATGAACGTATAGCAACAGCCATAGAAAATAATGAGACAATGGAATTGTCTACCGGTTTATTTACTGATAATGAAGAAGTGGAAGGAGAATGGAATGGGGAATCTTATATAGCTATAGCCCGTAATTATAGGCCCGACCATCTCGCTCTTTTACCGGATATAAAAGGAGCTTGTAGTATAGAGGATGGGGCTGGTTTTTTGCGTTTGAACGAAGAGGGGGATTTTGTAATGAATCCTGCTCCGGATGTAACAGAAAAATATATCAGGATTCGTCAGAAAAGTCCTGGTTTATTTAAGGAAGGTTCTTTTAGAACTATTACCGTTTCCAGTTCTAAAGGAATTAAGGCTGTTGCTGGAAGATTGAAAAAGCCTCCAAAAGGGCAAGAGGGTTCTTTAGTGATTCAAACTTTCTTGTTTGATAAGAAGAAATGGACCACTGCCAGAGCCAAAGCATGGGTTAAAGACCATAAACCGACCTCCAATGAAATGAGCCACGGTAATATTCGTTCGTTATTGAATTCTTTGCTTAGGGTTGATAACGATGAATTATGGGTTGAAGAGGTTTACGATGACTTCTTCATATATGAGCATGCTGGAACATATTATAAACAAAATTACAAGGAAGAAAAGGATTCTGTTAGTTTTGAGGGAGAAAAAGAAGAAGTCACAAAGGTTACGGAATATAGGACCAAATCAGGTTCTTTTATTGGTAATGAAAACAATAATGATTTTAGTAGAAAGGAAAAAATAATGAATAAGTCTAAAATAGTTGATGCTCTTATTAAGAATGAGAGCACCCAGTGGGCTGAGGATGATAAGGAGTCTTTGATGGAGCTCTCTGAAGACATCCTCAACAAAATGAGTCCGGTGATGAATGAGGAGGATGATAAGGATGATGATAAGACAACTGAGGATAAGGCTGCTGATAATAAGGCTTCCGAGAATGCTGATGAGAATAAAGGTACTTCTGAAGAGAACCCGGAAGAAAAGGAAACAACTGAGAATATGACAGCAGAGGATTACATTGCCAAGAAGGTTCCAGCTGAGTTAAAAGAGGTTCTCCGGAATGGTTTGAGCTCTTACAAAGCCGACAAAGCCAGATTGATTGCTGTCATTACAGCAAACAAAAAGAGTACATTCACCAAGGAACAATTGGAAGCAAAGGGTTTAGAAGAGCTAAAAGCCATTGCAACTCTCGCTTCTAATACTGAAGAGCAAGAGACTCAGCTACAGACCCTCAATTATGTTGGACAAGGCGATGCGGCTCAACAAGAAGAAGAAACACCTATGGAAATGCCTACGATGAATTTTGGTGAAAAGAAAACGGCGTAAAAAAATAAAAAAGAAAAAATAGTTTTTTTGAAAGGTAAGAAAATGAGTAATAGGATACATTGTAAAGGTACTTTCCGTCATGAGGAAGCCTATGCCAACGAAGCAGACATCTATCCGGGCATGTTACTTCAATTGGATAGTAACGGGGAAGTAGGTATGCATGACACGGAAGGTGGAACGATTGGGGATGAGGTATTGATAGCCGAGGAAGATGCTCTTCAAGGCAATGCGGTGGATACGGTTTATGCCGATGGTGCTATCGTTAGCTATCTTATTCCCAACAAGGGTTCGGTTGTTAATATGCTTCTTGAGGATGGGCAGGACGTAGACATCGGCGAAAAAATAATCAGTGCCGGTAATGGTTTGGTAAAATCCTACGATGATATAGGCAGTGGTCGTACTGTATCTCATGTGCTTGGTATCGCTGAGGAGGCACGTGATTTGACTGGCAGTACGGCAACAAACACCTTGATACCTGTTCGTGTAGTGTAAAAGATGAATACAAAATTGAAAATTAAATGTTAAATTGAAAGGATAGTATAATGGATTTTATTTTGAATGGACGAGCTACTGGGGATGTAGCTACTAAATTGCTTCGGTGTAATTTTGATGCAAATTGCCTACGTCCTTATATAGGCAATGATGGTAGGAGTTACATCACAGTAAATCAGAATGGGACACCAAAAGCTGTTCCCATAGGAAATGCTAATGATTATGGTAGTGGTGGGGTAACGGCTACATTGAGAAAGGATGATTGGAAAATTCTTGATGATGCTATTATCAAGGCAGCCAAACCCCGTTTGAAAGCGGTTGCGGACCTTCGTGCTGCGGGCCTTACCTTTACCATTCCAAATGGAATGGGTAAAACAGTATTAGAAACGGAAACAATGAGTGATATAGGCCCAGCCAGTGTAAGTATGGATGGATTAAGGGAGAATCAAAATGATAGGCCGGTGTTTGAGCTTACCAATTTGCCTTTGCCTATCATTCATAAAGACTTTTCCTTTAGTGCCCGTCAAATAGCAGCCAGCCGTAATGGTGGCTCCCCTTTGGATACTACTTCAGCGGAGTTGGCCAGTCGTAGAGTAGCAGAAGAAGCAGAAAAACTTCTATTGGGTGTTAGTACGGTTGCCGACCAATATTCCTTTGGTGGTGGGGTTATTTATGGTTACACTGATTTTCCAAATGCTTTGACTCGAACCATAACGGCTCCCACCGGTGCTGATGGGCAAGGTGCCACGTTTTTAGCTGATGTTATGGCTATGATACAACAAGCAAAGAACGCTTATCATTATGGACCATACATGTTATATGTGGCTTCGGCGTGGGACCAATTCTTGGATGACGACTTTAAGGCTGCTTCTGATAAAACTATTCGCAACCGTGTTAAGGAGCTCGCTGATATTCAGGACATCAGAACTTTAGATTATCTTACCGGTACTTACGACGTGGTTTTGGTTCAGATGACTACTGATGTGGTTCGTGAAGTAATTGGTATGGACATTACGACTCTTGAATGGGATACAATAGGCGGTCTCCAAAAGAATTATAAGGTTATGGCTATAATGGTTCCACAGCTTCGAGCAGACCAAAACGGTAGAACGGGTATTGTTTACGGGTCTGTTTAATTAATTTGATAACAGTGAGATGAATTAAAACTGAAGAATGGTTTATTTTGGAAAGGATAAAGTATGTTATTCAGATTGAAACAGAGATGTGGTAATCATGTTGAGAACGGGAAGATATACGAACCGGGGGATATTATTGAAACTGGCCGTGATTTATCTTCCAAATTTCGTAACAAGTTTGAAAGGATACATGAAGCTTTAAAAGATACGGGTAAGAAAGATACTGATGAAATTAAAAGACCTAACATACCTCCTTCGGTGGGTGAGGGCGGCGATACGGGATTAAACCCTTCCCCAGAGTCCTCACCCATTTCAGATGAAGAAATTGTTGAGGAAAATTTAGAATATGGTGAAGATGTTACTTCCGAATTTCCAACTGCTGAAAAGTTAGAAGTAAAGGTCTTTGAAAAGTCCAAATGGTACACAATAGTAGATACCTCAGACGGTGAAGTCCTTAACGAGAAGAAGCTTCGTAAGAAAGATGTTATTCCCTTTCTTGAACAATATTTGGAGGACTAATGCCCAAATGGATTCCGAATCAAATATGGCTCAATCAAGACGTTTTTATAATAGGTGGAGGAAATTCACTAAAACGGTTTGATTGGAACCTTCTTAAAAAAGAGAACACCATAGGATGTAATGATGCTTTCAAGCACGGAGCCGAGATTTGTAAGGTTTGTGTTTTCGGGGATAGTAAATGGTTTGAAGCCCATAAGCATGAATTAGAACTTTACAAAGGGGCTGTTTTTACTAATGTTTCCCGGTTGTATAAAACGACTTTGGATTGGCTTTGGGTAATGAAACGTCAAGCAACAGGTCTTCATAGGGATGCTCTTGGTTGGAATTACAATACAGGGGCTGTCGCTATTAATCTTGCCCTATTATTAGGTGCCAAGCGAATTTTCCTTTTAGGATTTGATATGTGCCTATCAAGAAAAGGAAAACAAAATTGGCACCCTAATAATTTGGATAAGCCAAATCCAGAAGTATATCTCAAATTTATAAAAGGATTCAAGAAGGTTGCTAAGGATTTAAGAGAAAAATTTCCTGATGTAGAAGTATTTAATGTTACCGACAATAGCAAATTGGATGAATTCCCAAAAGTAGGAATGAATGAATTTTGGAAAGAAAGGCAATTCAAATGAAAATTTATCTAATATTATTGATGTTACTCCTTGTCTTTTTTATTGGCGGCTGTACGGAGTCAGCAAGTGTTGCAGGTGGTGCCCTTGGTATGAAAATAATAGCCGAGGAAGCCCAAAATAGATTGGTGGACGCAATTAATGTTTTGAATGAGGAGACAATAAGAATAAATAATACTATTGATGAAATAGAAGGCACTGTATTAATTAAGCCAGAAACTTTGAAAGCGGTGGAGGGGATAAAGGAAAGAGAAAAAGACCCTGTAACCTGGATAGCTTTGGTATCATTATTATCGAATGCTTTTTTAAGTGGTAGAGGTATTAAGAAGGTTAAAAAATGAAATATCGAAAACTAAAAGGGTATAAATATGAATTGATGGAAAGGGAAGAAACCTTAATTGGTATTAAAGGTATTAGTATTCGTAGTCCATATATTTCTTTGTTGGTTACTGGAATACTACGTGTCAAAAAACATTATGCTTGGGATGGTCCTTCTGGGCCTACTATCGATACCAAAACTTTTATGCGAGGTTCCTTATTCCACGATGCTTTATATCAATTGATGAGGGAAAATTTACTTGATAGAAGGTATAGGAAACTTGCTGATTTGCTTTTAAGGAGAATATGTTTAGAAGATGGGATGAATCCATTTAGGGCTTGGTATGTTTATCATGCTGTAAGATTATTTTGTAAAAAGAATTCTTTACCACGTACGAATCCACGGGGTAAAATTATTGAAATTTAGGAAGAGGATAAAATGGCCAGAACAACCAGTGATTTAATAGAAGAAATTATAGAAGTAGATTCTGGTATAGTTCTTACTCCTTTTATTTCTGCTGCCAGTGCTATAGTAACCCAATGTTGTACCAATTTGGCTGTTGATTATACCGCTGCTCATCTTGTAGAAATAGAAACCTGGTTGGCAGCACATTTTTATACGATTAGGGAAGGAAGGGTATTTGAAGAACGAGCAGGCCCAGTTAGTGAGAGAAAACAATCCAAAGTAGATTTAGGGTTTGCCCTTTCTCATTATGGACAAATGGCTATGACATTAGATTGGTATGGTGGTTTGGCTGCTTTGAATGAAAAAATTAAAAAAGGAAAAGTAAGAGCTCCAGGTATTCATTGGTTAGGTAAAACAGAAGATGAAATGGGAACCACATTGGCAGATTAATCGAAAGGAATAAACATGGCTCTAACTGAAGGGGATAAGGCAGAATGCAAAGAGATAGCAAGGGAAATTGTTAAAGAGGTTTTGGTGGAGCATATAAACAGCTGCCCTATAGGGAAAACACTAATGAAAAATAGAATGCTCTTGATAGGTATAGTAATAGGTAGTACCTTAGCCGGTGGTGGAGCCGGTATAGGTATTGCTAATCTCTTGATGAGGGTTAATCCATGAGTCTTATTGTAAGAATGAGACGTCAAAATGCGGTGTATTGGCCTTTTGATTCTGTTGACCAATTTGGTAAAAAGGCTGTAGGTAGCCCTGTTCAAATAAAGGTTAGATGGGAAGATGTTTCTGAGGAGTTTTTAGATAGTAATGGTGAAATTCAGATATCTCGCTCTAAGGTATATGTTGATAGAGATATGGAGGTTGGTGGTATATTAATGCTTGGGACCACCGTTGACATTACCGACCCTATTGATGTGAAAGAGAATGATGGGGCTTGGGAAATAAGAAAGTTTGAAAAGTTACCTACTTTAAGAGCAACAGAATTTTTAAGGACGGCGTATTTATAATGGCCAGTATGATAAAAATTACCGGAATGAGGCAAGTCCTTAGCAATATGAAAAAGGCTACGGGAACCTTTGGAAAGAAGTTTGAAAGAGGATGTAAAAATGCTGGATTGTTTGTCCAACGGGAAAGTCAAAAAATAGTCCCGGTAGATACGGGGAATTTAAAGGGTGGTGCTTTTACTCGGAATGTAGGAGGAAAAGAATGGGATGTTGATGTGATTGTAGGTTATGTTGCTGATTATGCTGTTTATGTTCATGAGGATTTGGATGCCAAACATAATCCGGGACAAAGAGCAAAATATTTGGAAGCGGTATTTAAAGAACAAAGGGATGAAATTTTTAGGATTGTCGCTGCTGGTTGATAATGTTAATAAAAACCATACATCATAATATGTTAGCAGGGTATGAGGCCAACGAACATATTGATTGGACTAATACCAATGCCAATCTTTTAACTTCCGGCATTATCACAGTCTCCGGCTCAACCCGTAATTTGTCGGGCATTATAGAAGTTTTTGCAGATACCAATGATTTTGATGATTATGATGGCGTTGCTGGTAGTTGTGCCTTTTTAAGCGAACTTGCAGTTGGCGATACAGTAAATCTTGGCGGTGAATCTAAGACTATCGCTACGATTGTCGATGACCATACCGCCACAATTACGGGGACTTGGACAGATTCCCATTATGGCACCGCAACAGTAAACATAGCTGATTCCACTTTAGACAACGGCTTACTCTCCTTAGGTGCAGGCCGAATGACAGGCTTGCGATACACTGGAGATGGAGATACAGGCTTAAGGCGAGCGGGGCCGAATATACAGGAGCTTATCTGTGGTGGCGAAGCGACTGTAACATTTAGCACAGATGAAGTTAGAGTAAAGACAGCAGGTACAGTTAATGAGGGTCTTGTTCTTGAAGCGACTGCTGGTGGTTCAGGTTTTATGCTCACGGGTGGCAACGCTGATACGTGGAAATTCAAGGCTGTTGACGGTGGTGGTTTCAAAATAAGAGACCATTCAGCCAGTGCCGACCGATATTTAATAGATGCAGATGGCCATCACGACTTCAAAAGCGGGAATATCACAACTTTAGGTACAGTTGATGCAACGGGGTTATTTAATACAAATGGAGATTTACCGTTAAATGCCGGTGCACAAGGTGATATTGTACTTTTTGGAACTACTGATGTTGATAACGCTGCCAATGGGAAAAAATTGATTGTTCATCGCAAAGCGGCCGAGTTTGATAGACAATTTGAATTATACATAAATAGTCTTGGCTCAGCAATCTTTGAAGCGAATGCTAATATGCTTTTTAATGCTCCATCTTCGTCTATTTATTTCCGTGCTCAGGCAGGTGGAGCTATAAATTTTGCGGATAATGTAGCTACTAATATAACTCTGGGCAAAGGTGGAGGTTATACAAGAATAGGTTCAGCGGCCAGTTATACGAATATTAGTAACTTAGGCCACATTGCGCTGCCTGCCGGTACTGCCAATGCCGCACCGTTAAAGTTTACAGCAGGACCGTTACTCGAAAATCCAGAGGCAGGCTCTATAGAGTTTTATGATAACAGATTCTATATTACTAATATAAGGCATCAACGTGCGATAGACAGAACATCTGACGTTGCTGTTGAGACGGTAACTTGTGATGGTGCAGCGAAGCCTGGAGGTAATTCAACTGATGAGGTTACGTTATGGACTGGAGTAATGGAAGCTAATAGTTTGGTGGCTGGTAATATGTTTACCTTTCACGCTGACGGAGTAGTAGATAGCGCAAGCAATGGTGATTTGGTTACACTTAGAGTTAAAGTTAACGACGTTACCAAAGCTACATTGCAGCAGGACACAAAAAAGATGGTAGGTGCCCATTGGCATATAGACGCTAATGCTACCCAGAGAACTATAAATAATGGAGGCAATGGTTCGAGAGCTATCCATATTCATTTAGAGATTGATGAGCTTAATAGCCACGTACTCGGTGTCGTAGAAATAGACACTACTGCCTCTATGGATGTAACCTTAACAGCGCAATGGAATAACGAGGACGCAGGAAATGTACTAAGTTTGTATCAAGGTTATATGGGATATAAAAATTAGGAGAATAACAATGATAATAACACTAAACATATCGGCTGAGAACGGCGCATTACTTAAAGATATGATAGAGCATACAGATTGGCAGAGGCCGGACGGCTTAACGGATGCTGCCGCTCTCAAAAAGTATATTGCTGACAATTTGCGTATGCAAGTAAAAGCAAGGCAAAAAGCTGTGGCACGCAGGGCCGCTTATGACAATGTAAATGTGTCGGAACTGATAACATAAGGAAAGGACAAGAAAATGAAAGTGAATGTAAATCAAGTATTGAAAGACCTAAAAGGGGAACCTCTCCTTGAGGGAGAAGTGGGGAAAGAAGAAAAAATAACGTTGAAAGATGTATGTATCCATGTACTTATTAATGTACATCAAAAGGATGCTAATCTAAAGGCCTCAGAAAAATTGAAGAGATATAAATTAGCATTATTGATTTCCAAAGGAGGGGAAGTAGAATTAAGCATACAGGATATTGCATATATTCAAGGATTGATTGGTGAAAGATTGCCTGTAATTTATGTAGGACGAACTGAAGAAATGTTTGAAGGTGTGAAAGAAAAAAATGGCGAATGAAGGTGTAATTAAAGTCGTATATCCAATACCAGGATTGGCTACCATTACGGCTAAAATATTGAAACCCGATGATACGGTAAGAGATGGGCAAACTGCGGTGGCCTTGGATGATACAGGTCATGCGAACGTATATACTAATGCAGGAGCTATAACTATTGAAGCAGGCGATAATGTTATTCCTTATGTTGATGGTGTCAATTATGGAAGTGGAGAAACTTATCAGCCAGATGCTACAGTTGTAAACGTAGATGATTGTAAGGCAGATATTTCCGATATTGAATCTACTATCACCAAATTAGACGATACTTTGGAAGATGATGGTGGAATATATAGGTTTACTGAGAATGCCTTAGAGCAAGCTCCAACAGCGGAGATGGATGCTGCGGAGTTAGAAGCAGCAATGAAAGCTATAACAGGAATTACAGTTGGAGGGGATTGGACGTGGGAAAAGATTATGAAAATTGTTTCTGCTTGGATAGCGGGGAATTGGAGAGTTAAACCTACTGATTCCACCAAACAAGAATTGATGGATGCTGAAGATGGTACTACGGTTATTCTTGAACAATCTCTTACTCGTTCACCAGCAGTGGGAGCAGATTATAGAACTATAGAGGTAAAAATTTAATGAGTTATGATTTAATAAGCGGGAATATAGTAGCAGCTATTACAGGAGGTGTTTTTTCCTTTGTGAGAGTCCTTTCTGTTAGTGCTTCTCTTTTGACATCCCCTGCTTATATTTTGGCATCATATATAATAGCAGAAGATATAGGTGCTATGACTGACCCTGCTGATGATGATGATTGGCCTTTATATGTTTCTTCAATGCCGGATAGTAGAGATATAAAAACCAATTGTGGGGCCATATATGATTCACCTGGATTGAAGAATGGGAGATTGATGGAAGGCCCCGTAATAGAACATTATGGTATTCAATTAAAAATACGGAGTGATAATCACGATGATGGTTGGGCCAAAGCCGAAGCCATTGCTGTGGCCTTGGATGGGATTGCTAATGATACAATTACAATAGGTATAGTGGAATATCAAATACATAATGTGAAAAGAATGAGCCCTGTTATTTCCTTAGGAATAGAAAAAGGTACTAAGGATAGGCGATTGTTTACAGTGAATTTTTTAGTAACAATGAAAAGGATAATAGCCTAATGCTTTTGACTTCACCGGCTACCATTTTGGCAACATATATAATAGAACAGGCATTAATGTCTAATCCTGTTGAGGAAGCAGATTGGCCTTTATATATTTCTTATATGCCTGATAGTAGTGATGTTAAAACCAATTGTGGGGCTATATATGATGTACCTGGATTAAAAAACGGAAGATTAATGTCCGGTATCGTCATACAGCATTATGGAGTTCAATTAAAACTTCGGAGTGATGATTATATTACTGGTTGGGCCAAAATGGAATCTATAGTAACCAATTTGGATACGATACATAATGTTGAAGTGGAAATAACAAGTGGAGAAAATTATCAAATAAGTAATGTAACAAGAGTGGAACCGATTGCTCCTTTGGGAGTTGAAAAAGGAACCAAAGGTAGGCGATTATTTGTAAATGATTTTTTGGTGACAGTAAAGGAAATATGAAATTAATTGAAAGGATAGTAAAATGAGTGAGAGAATAGATGATGGTCATCCAACAACTATTGAATTCTCTGAAGGTAGTAGCGGAGTAACCTTTTTATTCTATGAAAAAGAGGTTACTCCACCTGGTGTTTCCGCTGGTGGCGAGAATGACACCACCACTATGAGGAATAGCGTTTGGAGAACAAAGGCTCCTAAAAGTTTAAAAACCTTATTGCCAGGCTCCTTTGTTGGGGCGTATGACCCTGAAGTATTGGATGAGATTATTGCAATGGTAGGTAACAATCAATCCATAGTAATTACCTTCCCGGATAATTCTACTTGGACCTTCTGGGGATGGATTGATGAGTTTGTTCCCAATGCTATTGTAGAAGGTGAACAACCAACGGCTAACATTAGTATTATACCTTCTAATCAGAACGCTTCCGGTGTAGAAACAGCTCCAGTATATTCAGATTAAGAGAACGTAGAGAAATGCGATTAAAGGCGTTGTTTTTAGGACTTGGTACAATTATGTGGGTTTGGGCGAGAAAACGTAAGAGAGCTAACGTCCGGCCCTAAAATCGGGTGTTATATCGTTTTGGAAAGGGCAAAAAATGGGTGAATTAAGGTTTAGTACGGTGCTGAAGGAAATTCCTGTGTTCCTTACGGGGAAAGACGGCATTGAAAAGAAATTCTCATTAAGGGAATTGACCGGGGCACAACGGGCCATCTACAACGAGAGTTTTGATATTAAGATAGAGATGGATGCCAATGGTAAGGCCAAAGCTGTTGCTGGTGAAGGATTTAAATCTTTCTCAGCGAAACAATTTTTGGCGATGTGTCTTTACGATGAGAACGGTAAACCGGTTCCTGAGGAAATCATTGATAATTATCCTGCCACTATGCTCGGTCAGTTACATACGGCAGCATTGAAACTTAGTGGTCTGGATAAGGAAGCTCTTGAAGCAGCAAAAAACGAATTAGAGGGGAGCGATCCCAGTGGTACCGGATAGCTTCCCATCTTGGGATGTCTGTATCAAGGGCTCAGTATGAGATTTCTTCTACAGAGTTTTTAGAATGGATTACTTATTTAGATGAGGATGCTAATAGGTTTCATCGAGAGGATTATTACCTTGCTCAGATTGCTGCTGAGATTAGAAGGTCCTTTGTTAAGGAGCCTATAAAAGTAAAAATAGAATCCTTTCTAATGAAATTCAAAAGAAAAGAAAAAGCAAAAAAATTGAGTAAGGAAGAAAGAACAAAACGAGCCAAAGCATTTTGGGGAGTTATATTGAAGCATCCTAAAAAGAGGAAGAAATAAAATGGCTGCAACATTAGATTTGGGGAATCTTTTAGTTCATTTGATGGCAGATTCCTCTCAATATAAAAAGATAATAAGGGATGCTGAGAGGCAGATGCAAAAGACTGCCGATAAGATGACCCAAATAGGCAGACAAATGTCTATGAGGGTTACTCTCCCTATAGCAGCTGTGGGGGCCGCATCTGTAAAAGCCTTTGCATCTTTTGATGATGCTATGACAAAATCTTTAGCCATTATGTCTGGTATCACTCCTCAATTAAGACAAGAGATGGAAAGTTTGGCTTTGGAGATTTCTGTTAATGGGGTTACTTCTGCTAAAGATTTGGCAAAAAGTTATTTTTACCTTGCATCTGCTGGACTTGATGCGGAACAATCTATGGCCTCTTTAGGAGCTGTAGAAAAGTTTGCTGTGGCAGGTGCTTTTGATATGGCTACAGCAACAGATTTGGCTACAGATGCTCAAAGTGCTTTGGGTTTAACGGTTAAAAATGCTCAACAAAACCTAATAAATATGACGAGAGTAACTGATGTTTTAACGGGTGCTAATACTCTTGCCAATGCCACCACCCAACAATTTTCTTTGGCTTTAACTTCTCAAGCAGGTCCAGCAATGAAAGCCTATGGCATACAATTAGAAGAAGGGGTTGCGGTGTTGGCTGCTTATGCCGACCAAGGTATTAAAGCTCAAAATGCGGGGAATATGTTTAGTAGAATGTTGCGATTGATGACCAAAGGGTTTATAGATAATAGAGCTGAATGGGAACGTTTTAATATAAATATATTTGATGCTGTAGGAAATTTAAAACCCCTTCATATGATTATAGGGGATTTGACAAGGGCAATGGCCAATATGTCCACTGAGCAAAAAATAATTACTCTCCAAATGTTAGGATTCCAGGCCCGTTCCCAGCAAGCAATACTTCCTTTGTTAGGACTTCAAAATAGGATAAAAGGGTATAATGAAGCCCTTTTGAAAATGGGAGGGATTACTAAAAGGATTGCAGAAGAACAAATGAAATCTTTTTCTTCTCAAATGAAAATACTTAAAAATCATATAGTGGCTGCTGGTATTGGAATTGGGGATATGCTGGCCCCAAGTATCCTTCGATTGAATGAACATGTTAAAAATGCCATTGATTATTGGAATCTATTGGAAACCAGCATCAAACGAAATATACTTATGTTTGCTGGTATAGCTGCAGCTATAGGTCCCATTTTGTTGTTAACTGGTTTACTTATTAAATCTTTGTTGTTTATGATTTCTACTGTGAAAATTCTTACAGCTTCCTTTGTAGGCTTATCAACAACAATGTTCGGTCCAGTTGGAATAGCTTTATTATTAGTGGGTATAGCTTATACTTTACGGGCCGCTTGGATTCAAAATTTAGAAATTATTAAAAACAGGACGCAGGAGTGGTTTGATGCTTTTAAGGAAGGTTTCAATTGGTTGGGTGGTACTATGTTGGCGGATATGTTGGTCTATTGGGTAGAATCCTTCCAAACGACTTTTAGTTATATAAAAAATAACTTTGGTGAATTTTTGACTGATATAGCTGGTATGTGGTATGGTACTATAGCTTGGTTGAAAAAAATGAAAGAGGGGGTTGTGCAAGCTTGGGATGCTCCTACCTTCAATCAAATGATAAATGAATTTAAAAGGGGTTTTGAAGAAGCGGGAAACGCTTGGGCCTTTTCCTTTTTAGGAGGTTCGGAAAGAGCAGAGAAAGCTTTGGAAGATTTTAAAGCTTCCCTTAAACAAGGAGTTGAAACTACAGGAATATATCTTAAAGCTTTTGGAATAGCGACAGTAGACCACCTTCAAGAATTAATGGATGCGGTCAAGGCTCAATTCGGGGCGGATGCAGATGCTTTAATAGAATTAATCAAAAGTAAGATGTTAAAATTAAAAATTCCTTTAGGTATAACTCCTGAAGATGTAGCTGAAGTAGAAGGGGAATTGAATAAACTTATAAACCAATTTAAGAAACTTAATGAAGAGGTGAAAGACCCCACCCCTCTTGAGCAATGGATGGGAAATGCTTTGGATGTAACTAACAGGATATCAGAGGCTTTTGCAAATGCCTTCCAAAGAATGGGGAACGAATTAGCTACCTTTTTGATAGAAGGGCAAGCTAATTTTAGGGAATTTGCCAGAGCTGTATTGAAAGATTTATTGGCAATAATAATAAGAGCCCAAATGGTAAGGGCATTAACATCTTTCTTTCCTGGTTTGATACCAACTCCTGCTCCTACTCCTCAGCCAGTTTATAATGTACCTTCACCAGTGGGTCATATGGGGGGCATTGTGGGACAAATGACTGCTCATCGTATGGTTCCAGCAACAACTTTTATTGGGGCTCCTCGATTACATACTGGTTTGGCTGCTGATGAATTCCCAACCATTCTTCAAAGAGGGGAGACTGTTATTCCGAAGGGAAGGGGTTTGGTGCCTCCTACTGTTATTATAAATAACAATACAGGACAACCTATGAGACAAGAAGGCACCCCTCAGTTTAATGGTAGGGAGTGGGTAGTTGGAATAGTAACTGAAGAAATAAATCAATACGGTTCATTAAGACATAGCATACAAGCAATAGGACAGGGACAAAATGGCTGATTTTCCTACATTATCAAGAGGGGTTAGTCTTCAGCATTTTACAGAAGGATTAGCGTATAATCCTTCTATTCAATCTCAAGCTGAAGATGGTAAGATAATAAGTAGAGGACGATTTACTGGGGAAAAGAAACAATGGGAAATTGGATATAATCTTCTTACGGAATCTGATAAAACTTTATTAGAAACTCTTCAAACCACTGTGAATGTTAGCGGGGACGTGTTTAATTGGGCCCATCCTAAAACATCTACTGTTTATTCTGTCAGATTAAAGAACCCAATAAGATTTAGTATAGAACCTGAAGAGCACACTACTTGGGCAGCCATATTTACTATAATAGAGGATTAAAAGGAGTTATAATAAAAGGAAAAGGTAATTCGATAAGATACAGATTACAAACTTATCAAAAATTACATAGGCATTTAGAGGCAAAAAAGAATTATGCGAGAACTTCCTGCTAACATTATATTAGAAAAAAATAAAACAGCATCTCCTAATGCGTGGTTGATATTGTTGGAGATAACACTTACGGATGAGGCTGCTACCGTTTTACGTTTTGTAAGGAATGATGAAGATATATTATTTACGACTGATAATTATAACAGTGTTGGTTGTATAGCTCATTGGAAATTAAACGATAATGAAGCAGATAAAATAGTTGTAGACGCCTCTGGGAATAATCACATTGGGGAAGCATCTGCTAATACGAACATTTTTAGTGAAATAGGAAAGATAAATAGATGTTTCAATATGGCGGCAGATTCGGGGGGTTTTGTAACCATACCTAATCATGCTGATTTTAATATAGGTTCAGGAGCTATGACTTTTTGTGCTTGGGTTAAAGCGGAAGCACAATCTGCTTTCCCAAGGATATTTGAGAAAAGAGATGCCACTGATTTAGGATTTTTTATAGTAGCAGATAGTAATAATCGTTGCCGTGTGAGGGTTGGAAATGGTTCTAATTTTGTAGTAGAAAGTGGCAACATTACCATTTTAGATGGGACTTGGCATTTTGTGGTGGTTGTTATAGATAAAAAGAATGATGAAGTAAAAATTTATGTGGACTCCGTTTTAGATAAGACAATTGATATATCCAGTGTTACTGGTTTGATAGATAATACAAATGAAGATTTATATTTGGGGGCAAGTTATGAGAAGTTGTCTAAGTTTACTGGTAAACTTGATAATATGATAATATTTAATAAGGAACTTCTGATAGATAAAATAATTTCTTATTATAATTTGGGCAACGGTACAGAGTCTATCCTTGCTTCATATACCGCCTTTCCTTTTGAAATTGAACCAACCAAAAATATGAGCAAAGGTCAAATCCCCACCGTAACTTTACGGGTAAGTAATATCACAAATCTATTAGAACCTTATCTTGAAAGCCTTGATGGAGCTATTGGTTCAACGGTTAAAATTATCGTAGTGAATTCCGATAGGTTGGAGGAAAATTATAGCGAATTAGAATTGACTTATGAAGTTTTGGCTTGTAATAGTACTGCTGAATGGGTAACTTTTACCTTGGGAGCCCCAAATCCGTTGAGACAAAGATTTCCACTACATAAATATTTAGCCTTACATTGTAGTTTTCGATATAACGATATTGAAGACCAAATGGGTCCAAGATGTCAATATGTTGGTAAAACTATAACTAACATCACAAAAGCAGCTAATGCCAAAATTAGCGTAACCAATCACGGTTTTGCCGTTGATGATGTTATTAAATTTGCTGATGTATTAGGGATGACAGAGATAAATGGTAAAAGCGGTGTGATATTAAATGCTAATCCTGATGCAGATGGAAATGCTTTTACTGTAGATATAGATAGCGAAGCATTTTCAGATTATATTTCAGGAGGAAAATGTGGGTATGCTACTTGTAAAAAAACCTTGGCTGAATGTAGGATAAGGAGTAATTCTGCCAATTTTGGAGGGTTCCCAGGCATCAGGTCTGGGTCGGTGAGGATAGCATGAGATGATAAATATAGATGATTTAATAGGCAAACCCTTTAAAGAAGGAGGTAATGGTAAGGAAGGTTATGATTGTTATACCCTATCAAGAGAGGTTTGTAAAAGGGGTGGGATTAATCTACCAAGCAAACAAACACAAATGTTAGCAACGGTAGAAAATATAAAAAATAGAAGTGAAGCAATAAGTATAGGTAAGAAAGAAGATTATATTAGACTTAAAAATCCGGAACCATTTTGTATAGTTACTTTTAGTTTGAGACCTCCTTTTGTAAACCATATGGGTGTTATGGTAGATAGATATCATTTTATTCATATTATGAAAAAAAGATTAGCGACAATTGAAAAAATAAATCATAAGTTTTGGAAAAGTAAGGTAGAAGGATTTTATCGCTATGCAGACAATGCGGATGATAATAATACAAAATCCCTTTGACCGTAGAAAAAGGGATGTACAAAACTTAATGTTTCAAAATGAAACATTAAGTCAATTAAAGAATAAATATATCCCTAAAGATTTGGATGTTGCTATAAGTATAAATGGGTCGGTGATAGAAAAACAGTCTTGGGGGTTAATGGTTCCAAAGCTCGGTGATGAAATAGTTTTCATGCCGGTGGTATCAGGTGGGGGAGGGGATAAAGATATACTTGGTATGGTTTTAATGATAGCTCTGGTAGCAGTAGGTGCCCCTTATATTGCTGGTACCGTATTGAGTTTGACTGAAGGGACCCTCGCTTATACAATTGCTTCCACGGCAATTGTTGTAGCAGGGGGTATGTTGATAAATTCTTTGATGCCTCAACCACAATCTAAACTTAATTTTGATACAGAATTTTCACAGGTATATAGATGGCATCCCATCACTTCGCAAAGACAAGGCATAGTCAAACCAAAATTTTATGGTAAAAATAAATTATATGGCAATGTCATTAGTGTATTTACAGAACCTGATGATATAGACCCTACCAAACAAATATTAAATATGCTCGTTAGTTTAGGAACAGGCCCTGTTAAAGGCATAACCAAGTCGGACGGGTCTAATTATGATATACGGGTAAATGGACAAGCCCTACGGAATTACGATGATATAACTATAGAAGAAAAAAGAGGTACCATTGAGCAAACAGCTATTAGTTTATTCAATGATACCAAACCAGAATATAGACCTAATAGAGTAGTAACCAATACCGGTGGTTCAGAAGTTTATACCACTCCTGATAATGATTTTGATGATTTGGAAATTGAATTAATTTTTGACCGGGGAATTTATTATGCAAACAATCAAGGGGGCCTAAGTAATCATAGTATTGATATAAAAATTGAAATCTCAGAACATGACGCTGACTCTTGGAATACTTTAGTAGACGATACTATAACAGACAATGTTACCAGTGTCCTCCGTAGGAATTATGTAGCAAGTGGGAGTTATACGGGAGGGTCCGCTGTGACTATAACCCGAGGAACCAAGTATGATATAAGGATAAGTAAAGACACCTCCGATGAAGTCAGTTCCAGGTATGGGGATAGATTGATACTTGGTTCCGTTAGGGAGGTAATGGAGGACGGTTTTAAATATCCTGGTTTGTCTTACTTAGCCGTGAAAGCCTTAGCAACGGACCAACTTTCCGGGAGTTTGGAAGTTGACGTTATACAAGAAGGGGCAATAGTTGCGGTATATGATGATGAGACGGAAACGTGGGGTTTGGAATATAGCACCAACCCAGCGTGGGTGTTGTATGATGTTTTAAGTCAACCAGTAATTAGTGGGGATGGTTCGGGTGGTTCCCCTTATGAAATAGAAAGGTATGAAGGGATAAACCCCGGCCGATTGGACACCACCAGTTTTGTGGCTTTAGCTAATTTCTGCGATGAATTAGTACCAAGTGGTATCGGGGCCGGGACGGAAAAGAGGATAACCTTTAATGGTGGATTTGATGTGGGCACTACGATGTGGGAGGCTGCCTTAAAAGTATGCGAAATCGCCAGATGTATTCTCATTTGGGATGGTACAGATTTGTCGGTGGCTATCGATAAAGTAACAAGTCCCTCCCAAATGTTTAATGTTAGCAATATTATTAAGGACTCCTTCAAACAAACCTTTTTACCTCAAGCAGAAAGAGTAAGCGAAATAGAAATACATTACAGGGATGCAAAACAAGATTATAAAAGGGTTCCATTTTCCATATATAATAGTGCCGCTGGTAATTTTGAAAATAAGATTACCCTCGAATTATTTGGCATAACCAAACAATCAGAGGCTTTTCGGGCAGGCATGTTTAGACTTGCCCAAAACATATTATTGAAATCTACAATCGAATTTGAAGCGGATATAGATGCCATTGCCTGTATGGTAGGGGATGTTATTTATGTTCAACATGATGTGCCGGATTGGAGAGAGGGAGGTAGAATATTATCCTCAACTAATAATACTATTGAAATAGACAAGCCCCTTGAATTCAGTGAGGACTCAGGGGCGGTTAATAGGGTTTTAGTAAGGGTTTATAACCCATTAACTGAAAAAGAGGAGATTGAAAATCATGTGGTTGCAAGTATAGATGGTAATGGCACAATCATTACAATAGTAGATACCTGGACAACAAACCCAAGTAAGGACGATATTTATTGTTTTGGGACTTCTGATAATACCGCAAGACAATACCGAGTTATGCAATTAAGTAGAAGTAGTGAGCAAAGAATCAAAATTACAGCAATAGAATATAATGCAGATATATATACCTATGACGAAGATGACCCGACAATCCCTATATCTGATTATGATTCTCCGGTCAGTACTGATATGATTGTCCGGCCTCCGAATTTTGATGAGATACGAAGGGAATACCCAAAGTCTTTAGTTGGGGTTCCTACGATGGACATTCCAATTACCCATAATCTTTTATGGAGTGGTAATGATATAGATACGGTAAGTTGGTCAAGGAGTGATTTAGATTCAGGTGGGGGCACTCCTATTCTTTTAACCTATAAAGGAATTACCTATGAAATAACCGCAGATAATACAACAAACAAATATATTTATTGGGATAAGAATGATAATAATAATACTTTTAAATCTACAGGAACCTTAGCCAATACCATAGGGGCAGACAAGTGGTTGATGTGTTATAATGATGGTGGGAAGGAATACCCAGCTTGGGGCAGGCCTGTAATACACGGAGGGTTAATTCAAGCGAGTACTATAACTGCTAATCATATTATATCAGTAGATGATAATCAGGTTTCCATAGGGGTAGCATTTGATTCCTATACAAAGTTGTTATTGCATCTTGATGGAGCGGACGAGGCCACTACTGCAACGGATAGTTCTAATAGTAATCATACAATAAATTTTGAAGGCACGGCAGAACTTGACACAGCCCAGAAGAAGTTTGGTACAGCGAGTTTATTATTAGATGGGAATAGTGATTATATTTGGGCTGCAAGTCATGCTGATTGGGATTTTGGGTCTGGGGAGTTCACTGTGGATTGCCAGATACGGCTTGCTGCCCTGCCTGAGACAAATGAGAGTATGATTGTGGTAGCACAATGGGAGGTAACTGATGATGAGAGGTCATGGAGTCTGAGCGTTGTTGATGTAAGTGGAAATAAGAAACTCAGATTCAGATATTCCACAGATGGTACTGCAGGGGCTTCAACATCAGCTTATTCTAATACGATAACCCTTACCGCTGATACTTGGTATCATATTGCTATTGTTCGGGATGGTAATACATTGAGATACTTTTTAGATGGGGTGGCTATTGGGACCTCTGGCTTGACGGGGATAACCTTAAATAATTCTGCGGCCTCTTTGTCTATTGGGGCATGGAATCCTGATGGGACGCCGGCTACCTTCTTTAACGGTTGGATAGATGAAATTAGAATATCAAAAGGTATTGCAAGATGGACAAGTGAATTTTCTCCTGAAGAGGAAGCTTATTCTGGCACAGAGCATACTTATATTGATGATTGGAAAAAGACAGGACAAACAACCATTGATGGCGGGAAGATATCTTGTGATAATCTTGCTGTTATAAATGCGGATATGGGAACGATTACTGCTGGGTCTATAAGTGCTTCTCTTATAAAATCAGGAACCCTCATTGCGGATAGAATACAGGCATCTACCATAAATGGAATAGAATCCATAGATTATTTTGCAGGGGGGTCCATAAGTGGTGAATACATAGGGAACAAGAATGATTTTGCAAGTGAACAGACAGTCAAGACAAAAATAAATGTAGGAACTGATGGGGCATTAGCTGGGGGCCTTGCAGCATGGTGCACAAACGGTAGTGGTTTGGGGTGGGTAGAATTTGTGGTAAAAGTATATAGGAGTACAACTCTTGTAGGCACTTACCATTGCAATGCTTATAATCATTACGAGGCAAACCCAAATACAACGGATATACAGATAACCGGATTGACCGCTGGTTTGTATAAAGTTACATATCAGAGGGGTGATTACGATGAGACCCAAACATATGATTGTGTTTTAACAATGACTTTAACAGGCAGCGAAAAACAATCTATACAGATAGAAAAACCTTAAGGAGAACTTTAATGGCTTTACAAATGCAATTAGAATTAGAAACGGGTTTTACGGTAAATTATGCGAAAGTAAACAGTCTTAAAATTAAAGACAGCAAATTATCATTCAGCCTTGATTGGTACAAAGATGCACAAGCTAAGAAAGAAGGGCAGAAGGCAGCTCATAGGGAAGTATTTGGTTTGGATGATTTAAAAACAAAAAATATAGCAGAAATAGATAACTTGAAAGCAGCCATTTATGCTTTCTTAAAACAAGATGAACGTTTTCAAAATGCTATAGATATCTAAATTACTACTGTAGAGATTTGTTTTGTATAGTGTTAGGGCTGGTTATGATAGTTGGCAACAATATGATATAACAGTAGAAAGGGAATAACAATGACACTTTCCATATTAGAAGAAAATGAAATCTTGAAAAAAGAGAATAAAGAACTTAAAAAAAATATAGATATTCTACAAGATAAGATAAGAGAATTGATGCAAAGTTTTGGAAAGGACAAAACGGAAGATGGAGGCCCACAGAAATGAAATTTTTATAGTAGGTGGGGGTCCCAGTTTAATTGGATTTCCTTTCAATCAATTAAAGGATAGAGATACTATAGCCGTTAATATGGCGGCTTTTGATGTGCCCAACCCTACTTATTGCATTACTGCAGACTCAGGAATTTTTCGTAAGATACAAGAAGGATACTTTAAGGGTATAAATACCACTTGGGTTATGGTTACTAATGCCGAACATTGTTCTATGAAATTTAGAGATGGTAGATTTAAGAATGAAAAAACTGGTTTTGTTCATAATCCATTCTGCGTGAATCTTTTAATAAGGAATGCCGGGACAGATGGTATAGGATTTGCTTTCAAGAATTTTAAGACGGGATATAACAGTGGGTTTTGTGCTTTTCAATTAGCCATACTTTTAAGATATAAAAAGATATACTTGTTAGGATTTGATTTGAACCCCAATTCTACCAAATGTCATTATCATAATAGGTATCAGGGGGGAACGAAAAAAATAAACAGAAGGCATTTAGACCGTTATTATAACAATTTTAAATTGGCTTTTGAAATCATTAAGAAGGAAACAGATATAAAAGTTTTTTCTTGTTCCAAAGGTAGCAGGCTCAATCAACTTATACCTTATATTCCCTTTGGAGAATTATGAAACTTTCTATATTAATATGTACTATAGTAGGACGAGAAGACCCTTTACAACGATTGTTGACAATATTGAAGGGGCAAATGAATAATCATACAAATAAATTGGTTGAGATACTAATCGAGAAAGATAATAGAAAGATGGTAGTGGGAACCAAACGGAATTTATTACTTAAAAGAGCTCAAGGAAAATATGTATGTTTTATAGATGATGATGATTTGGTTTCCGATGATTATATTTCTAAAATTTTAAGGGCTATTAAAGCCAATCCTGACGTTGTTGGTATTAAAGGAATAATAACTCGGAGAAAAAGAAAATATGTTAAGGTATTTATTCATTCTATGAAATACAAAACATGGTTTGAAAAAAATGGTATTTATTATAGGTGTCCTAATCATTTGAATCCTGTAAAAAGGAAATTAGCATTACAAGTAGGATTTCCCGAAAAGAATAAGGGAGAGGATATGGATTATTCCTTAAGATTACGAGCTCTACTCAAAAGAGAGGAGTATATAAAGGAACCGATTTATTTTTATTTAGCGGGTTGATATGAAATTTTTGTTTAAGTATCCTTCAATGAAAAGACCAGATTGGTTTCTCCAAACATTAGAGAAGTATTATTCTATGTTGAGTGGAAAAAATCAATATCGTTTTTTAATCACTTTGAATTCAAATGACAAAACGATGAATAATCCTAAAATGAGGAGGAGTATGGATAAATTTCCTAATTTAGTTTACCGGTATGGTAAACATAAAACCAAAGTGGAGGCAATTAATGCTGATATGAAGGGGGAAGAATTTGATATATTATTCCTTATCTCAGATGATATGATTCCTATGAAACCAGGGTTTGATTTAATTATCTCTGAATTAATGAAGAAACATTTTCCTGATATGGATGGGGCATTACATTTTCCAGATGGATGTTGTAATAAGACAAAAGAGAATGCTATAACCCTAACCATAATGGGAAAGAAATTATATGATAAATTTGGTTATATTTATCATCCTATTTATAAAAGTTTTGCTTGTGATAATGAATTTAGAGATGAAGTATATCGTATGGGTAAAGTGGTTTTCATTCCAGATGTTATTGTAGAACATAAATGGAAAGGTTGGGGTAAAGATAGAGACGAAGTGTATAAAAGAAATACTTTATTAGGTAAAAAAGATGTAGCCATTTATAAGAGAAGAAAGAAGGCAGGTTTCCCAAAGTAGGAGAAAGAATGTATTCACAAAGAGATGAAGAGAAGTATATTGTTAAATTTTTCAAAGGAAAACAAGGGCGGTTTTTGGACATAGGGGCATATGATGGAAAAACTTTTAGTAATACCTATCAATTAGCCTTACAAAATTGGGGAGGGGTATGTGTAGAACCTTCCCCCTCCTTACATAAACCTTTGGAAGATTTATATGGTAAGAATGAGAAGATAAAAATTATCAAAACAGGGGTTGGACCTAAACATGGTATTTTTCCTTTTTATAATTTTTATGGTGATGCTATAGGTTCCTTTGATAAGACTCATGCGAAATTATGGGAGGAGAAAGGGAAAAGGAAATGGAAAGAGATGATGATAGAGGTTATTACAGTGGAGGAATTATTTACTCAAATAGGATTTGATTTTGATTTTGTCAATATAGATACTGAAGGTTGGTCCTGGGCTATCCTTCAAGAATTTCCTTTCGCCCAATTAGAACAATTGAAAATGATTTGTATTGAATTTGATTATGAACCTCAAAGAATTATAAATTTGGTGAAACCTTTCGGTTTTAGATTATATTATCAAACAGCAGAAAATTTAATTTTGGGGAGATAATGACTTGTGGAATATTACTTGTTGTTTTTGGTAAGAATTATGATTCATTAGCGGCTCATACTGTAGCTTATTCCCGTCAATTTACTAATCTTCCAATTCACGTCTTAACTAATATAAAGGATAGGAATAGTAAATGGTATGATATGGAAAATATCACCTTTGATATTTTTAATCTCAATCAAAATGAAAACAGAAAAATCAAAACAAATATGATTAAATATACCCCTTTTGAGAAGACATTATATATAGATTGTGATTCCGTAATACAAAAAACAGGAATAGAAAATGCTTTTAATCTTTTGGAAGATAACTATTTAGCATTGAATCGTTTTTTATATTGGGGAAAAGGCGAAAAAATATTAAGATTATATAAAAGAGTAATGAAAAGAACTAATGTTTCCTTACCTCTAATTGTGTATAACGGCGGTATTATGTGTTTCAAAAAAAACAAGGAGATGAAAGCCTTTTTTGTATTATGGGATAAAATATGGGAGGCAGATGGGAAAGGCCGAGAAATGCCGGCTTTGGCATGTGCCGTTGCGAAGTCAAGAATTCCTATATCCTTATTCCCTCGAAATTTCTTTGTACCTGATATTCGTAATGTAGATGGTGTGGTCCAACATAATTATAATTCTTATCAAGGTAAAAATTTTCATAAGGAATTTGGACTCCCAAGGATTAGAGAAAATAAACCGTTTGATAACGACCCTAAAGATTGGAATTGGGTAAACTTCTAATGAAAAGATGTGTGGTAAATTATATAACAAGGAATGCGTGGCATCCTTTTGGACAAGAACGACTTAATAAAAGCCTAAAGCGGGTAAATTTTGGTGGAGATATATTATTATTTGATGATAAGAATTTTAGCTGTCCTTCACATCATATAATCCCTTATGCTTTCAAATTCTATGCTATTAAGGCAGCTATAGAAAGAGGATATGAACAAGTACTATGGGTAGATGCTTCCTTTTGGGCTATACAACCTATTGATGAATTATTTGTTTTGATAGAAAAGGAAGGGGTGGTTGTTCAAAATTCTGGATATGTTTTAGGTCAATGGAGTTCTGATGCCTCTTTGAAATATTTGGGAGTAGGGAGAGAAGAAGCCTTTAATATGATGATGTATTCAGGAGGGTTAATAGGTCTTAATTTGAAATCCTCTATTGGTAAGGATTTCTTTAAAGCTATGTTTAAGGAAGCTATAATAGGAAGAGCTTTTAAGGGTTCTTGGATTAATCGAAAACAAGAGGTATCAAAAGATATTAGAGTCAAAGGACATCGTCATGATATGGTAGTAGGTACTGTAATAATGAAAAGATTGGGAATTAAGATATTTCCGAATAATTCTTTCTTTTCTTATTATGCTTGGTATCAAAAGTATAAACAGGAAAAGGCTTTGGATGATAAAATATTCTTTGTAATAGAAGGAGGTACAAGAAAAATATGAGGTTTATTTTTGGAATAATAAAGGAAGTTTCATGAATATTATTATTAAATCTTTTGGTTGTGGAATAGGAGATTTGCTTTTTGTAACTCCTACTTTTAGGGTTATAAAAAAAGCGTATCCTAAATCTGTGATAGTGGTTAATACCGATAGGCCAAGTTTGCTGCAAAATAATCCTTTTGTGAATAAAGTAGGTTCCAAAAAGGAAGGTGTTTTTTTAGGTTATCCCGCTCCCGCTGAAGGTGTTCTTCCTACCAAACATCATATTCTTTCTGATTGGGAGATTGTTTGTAAGGCATATAATTTGAAAACTGAAATGCCAGAACTCAAACCAGAATTGTATATAAAAAAATCACCTATCAAACGCAAAATTATAGGGGTACAAATAGAACATAAAGGACTTTGGTATAATAAAAAGGTTTGGCCTTACTTTAAGACCCTTGCTAATGAAAATCATTTTGAATCTATTCCTCATATTAAAAATAATTCTATGAGAAACCTTGTTAAGAAAATCTCTGAATATAGGTGTGTGGTTTGTGCTGAGGGTGGCATATCTCATATGGCAAAAGCACTTGGTATCCCTGCTGTAGTAATATATGGAGGTTTTGCCAACCCGTTATGGAATGGTTACGAAGACCAAATTAATTTAACCAGTAATGTTGATTGTAGATATTGTTATAATATGAAACCTTGTAAATATAATTATAGGTGTTGGGAACAAATACCGATATCATTGGTAAAAGAGAAGGCTTTGGAACTATTATGATAATTATATCCCCACATGGTGGTCATGGTACTTCTTATTTAGGCGGAGCACTTGATAGAAGTTTAATTCTAAGACCGGATACCGTTTTTAAATTTCCTATCTTAGAAGATACATATCCGCTTAAGGAAAATGAAAAAGAATGGTATAAGAGAACTGGTGTTAAATTGGATTTTAAAAAAACCATAATCAATAATTTATATTCATTGATAAAAAATCCTAATAAAAAACATATTCTCTTTTGTGGAAATTGTAGTATTAATTATAAATTCCTAACAAAAGGTAATATAAAGGCTTATTGTATAGTTAGGAATCCAGTAGATGCCTATGTATCATTTTATTCCCATCAACATCCTGAAAAGGCCAAATCTTTTGGAGGTTTTCAAACAAAGGTAGCCATAAGGCATTGGGCCAGAAGGTGGAATCCTATAATTACTGATTTTTTGGAATCAAGAAATAAAATTATTCGATTTGAATTTTTTGCTATAGATGCCAAAAATACCGAACTTGAATTCTTATCTAAAAGTTGGGATAGTAATAAGAGAAATGATGGAGAATTAAAATCTAACTTAATTGAATACATGAGACCTTTAGTAATAAATAATTATCAGAAATTGTATGGGGTAGAAAATGAATGAATTCATAGTTGTAGGATATTTTACCAGAAATACTTTTTATGAAGACTATGCCCAAATGCTCGTAAAATCCTTAAAACAATATAGTATTCCTTATTATATAGAAGGCACCGAGAATTTAGGAAGCTGGTTAAAAAATACCAATTACAAACCAACCTTTATAAAAGAAATGTTAATCAAATTTCCTAAACATAACATTGTATATGTAGATTGTGATGCCAAATTTTTAAGGTATCCAAAATTGTTTGAGGAAATAGAAAAGGATATAGCTGTCCATTTGTTTAAGGGAATTGAAATTCTCAGTGGAACAATTTTCTTGAAGAATAAAATATCCTCCTATGAATTGGTAAAAAGGTGGGAAGAATTATGTCGAAAGAAACCTCATCAATGGGACCAAAAATCCTTAGCAGAAGTATTAGGAAAGAATTTTTATAAATTACCGGTAGCATATTGTCAGATACTTAATAAAAAGAAAAGAATTAAAGATAGACAACTTGCGAGTTCTATTATTGTTCATTATCAAGCCTCCCGTAAGGTAAGAAACAATAGAGGGGTAATGTTAAAAAGTGCTTTACGGGAATCGTTGCCTCAGGTCCTTTCCAAAATTGTTTGTGCCTCCAAACACTGAGGAACGATTCCCTTATATTCATAATTCAATTACTTTTCTTATTTATTTTGAGTTAGATGGTAAGGAGAATAAACTTTGTAGGTATATTTTGGTAAGCTCTAATGATTGATTTTTATTAAATCCTTCTTGAAGGCACCCTTCATAAAAAGAAAAAAGACATGGAACGAAATGCTTTTTCACCACCATTTGGGATTGTTCCATATTATGAATATCTTTTGGACCAATCATAATTCAATTACCTTTCCTGTTTGAAATGCTATTTCATGGGTTATTATTATGAATTGCACCTTAAAATCTCTCGATAACTCTTCCAACAATATTCTAACCTTTTCTCTATTTTGTAAATCTAAATTCCTAAAAGGTTCGTCCGCAATAATTATTCTTCTTAAAGTTGGTTTAGATAAAACAATACAAGCCAATCGTAAGGCAAGAGCGGCCACATCTACTACCCCACCACTATCAGTATTTAATACATCCTCTATTTCATGTCCTTGTCTTAAAAGTAATAGATTGGCTTCCGTACGACCCCTTTTTCTTTCAAAACGAATTTTAAAACCATATTCTTCCCCGAATACTGCTTCCAGGCATTTACTAACCACTCCTTCAATCCTTTTGTGGGCTTGTTGCTGAACCATTTGTGCTATCTGTTGAGCGATGGTTTGGGCTTCTTCTATATAAGTCAATTCCTTTTCCGCTTGTTTGAGGTTCCTTTCTTCTTCTTTGCGTTGCTTCTTAATAGAATGTAAATCTCCAAGCAATTGATTTACTCTTTCTCTGGTTTTAAGTAGATTCATTTATCTGTTCTGTATGCCTTTCCCTGTAAAAGGTCCTCTATCCCTTGAAAGTATTGGATTTATGTGTTTTTGCTTTTTCTCC